CTAGAGTACCTTTGCCCAGGTTGATAGAGAAAGATCTAGATACTTCTAAGTGTTATACTAAAGAATGTAAGTCTTTAGGTGGAGAAATGAGACTTTGTGCTCCTTGGAAAGAAGACTGTATCTAAAATGTATAAATAACTCATCCTTATTTTTATTAAAGGTTATTATGTCTGTATCACAAGATCTCTTAAATGCTGTTGAACTGTGGAAAGTAGAAGATGAGAAATTTTCTAAAGGAAACAATTCTGCAGGAACTCGTGCTCGTAAAGCACTTCAAGAAATTGCTAAATTAGTTAAATCCCGTAGGGCAGAAATTACAGAGGAAAAAAATTCCCGTAAAGAAGCAAAGGGTTGAAAATTGATAAGCAAACTCTTATAAATAAAAACACTTAGGTCGAAAACAATGTCTTTTCCATTACCCATTAAACAGATTAGTATTCTTGATTGCCAATATTGGCATATTGAGGGTACTCCCCTGTTTGCGGATATGGAAAGACATATGTAAGATGTAATCCATAAAGCAAAATACAGGGGAGAGAAACCAAAAGTTTCCTCCCTTTTTTTATGCTTTGTGCCACTTGTTCAACTGGTCGTATCATTTGCCATTGGGGTCCAAACCCTGGTATATTACTTGAGTCGGTGGGGGAACGAGACCCCAAGTGCCTAGGACCACTTCTGGAACTGGCACAAACCACTTGCTCCTCAACGGGTTCTGTGGTATTCTTAAGGAGTGGTTGAGAGACCACCAGCACCTTGACAACTGAATAATTACCACATTATTGGGACATTAACTCAGCGGTAGAGTATTCGGCTTTTAACCGATTAGTCCTCGGTTCGAATCCGAGATGTCCCATCGTGGGAGGATTTCCGAGTGGTTAAAGGAATCTGACTGTAAATCAGACGGCTCTGCCTTCACAGGTTCAAATCCTGTTCCTCCCACCTTGACCCATTAGTCTAGCGGTCTATGACGCCACCCTGTCACGGTGGAGATCACGGGTTCAAATCCCGTATGGGTCGTTGCTACGCTGCCGATGGAGTGTCCCTCCTTGGTGGTTGTAGCAATCAAGTTCCTATCGACTAGCGGTTAGGTCACCACCCTTTCAAGGTGGCAGCACGGGTTCGAATCCCGTTAGGAATACCACGGAATGTAGCGCAGTTTGGTAGCGCATCTGTTTTGGGAACAGAGGGTCGCAGGTTCGAATCCTGTCATTCCGACTTGGAGATTATTCTCCAAATATAACTAGGTATATGAAGAAAGTGGTTGTAAACGCAATCTTCTGAATGTGGAATGGAAAGGGCAAAAGCAAATGACCTTTCACCTAGTTTTAATGGAATATAACTCAGTGGTAGAGTGCTGTGCTGATAACGCAGAAGTCGTGAGTTCAAATCTCACTATTCCAATTCCTCTTTATGAGGATACTCGGAAGTGTGGCAGAGAGGATTATCGCAGAATCCTGCTAAGATTCCGTGTCCAGTAATGGGCACCGTTGGTTCGAATCCAACCACTTCCGTTGGCAGTGTAGTTCAGTGGTAGAACAAGAGATTCATACCCTCTATGTCGGTAGTTCAATTCTACCCACTGCCTTGTGTCGTTAGCCTAGTGGTTAAGGCATCTGTTTGTGGAACAGAGGAGATGAGTTCAATTCTCATACGACACCCCGCCCGATAAGCATTGTGGTGATGCAGCAGTTTAGTAAACTGCAGAGAACAGTTCAATTCTGTTATTGGGCTCTCAACTATCTGGAAATTCCAGATAGTTCATACAATCCAGAATCGACTAACTGGCAGGTCAGCACCCTTTGAAGGTGTACGTCTAGGTTCGAATCCTAGTTCTGGAATTGCTCCAATAGGAGCAACAATCTGTCCAACACTGGGGTTCGACTCCCCACATCTCCATTCTCGGGGATGAACTGGTATTCGACTGGGCAGAGGGTTCCGAGAATAAATCTCAACAACATCGTATCTTTCCGCAGAACTGCTGTTGCCGTTTGAGCAATAGCACTTTGAGCGAACTGGGGAGTAATCCCCTTTCTTGTCCTTTTAGCTCAGTGGAACAGAGCAGTAGGCTACGAACCTATGTGTCGGGAGTTCAAATCTCTCAAAGGACGTTGCCAGTTTAAGGACTGGCACAAGGCACTTGACTTTCTCGGTCAGATGCCTTATTATTATCTTGTTGAAGCGAGTGAGACTTGGTAGTCAGAGAGGTCTTATAAACCTTTTCCGCCAGATTAGCGGCTTTGACCTGGTTCGAATCCAGGCACTCGTATTACATACATTTATTATATAAATAGGTGTATGTATATGTTCATAACATAAATGATTAACTGTAAATCGTGTGGAAAAGAAGTTCCACAACACCAAAGAAAGGGTGGAAGAGCAAAACTTTATTGCAATGAAACCTGTCGTCAAAGGTGGCGTTATAGAAATGATCCTTGTGTTATGAATAGAAACACTTATACCGAACAAAAAGAACGCGCATACTCCAATAAATGGAAAGCACTTCAATATAAAGGTGCTAAGTGTCAAACTTGTGGTGAAGATAGACCAGCAACTCTATGCTTTCACCATAGAGATCCCTCTCAAAAAGAACTAAGACTTGACGGGAGATCTTTTGCAAATCGAAAATGGGACACTATCAAAGAAGAAGTAGATAAATGCGATCTTCTTTGCCACAACTGCCACCATATAGTTCATTATGGCAATAGTTGGGGAGAGTTTCTACAAACGCTCGTTTAGCTCTCTGGCGAAAGCGCGGTCCTCATAAGACCTGATAGACTGGTTCGATCCCAGTAACGAGCACTTGACAATATAAGGTTTCTGCCTTATGATCGTCATATAATAAATGGTTTTGTTGCTTATTGGTTAAAGCCTACACCTTATAAGTGTAAGAAGAGAGTTCAATTCTCTCCAGAACCACCTTGCCCGTGTAGTCCAGCGGAAGAGACAGAGGACTTAAAATCCTTCCAGGGTCGGTTCGAATCCGACCACGGGTATTTGCCGAAGTAATCCAACTGGTAGAGGTGCCTGACTCAAAATCAGGATGTTGTGGGTTCGAATCCCACTTTCGGTATTGGTTATAACCAAATTTATTGGGATGGTGTAATTGGTAGCACGAGAGTCTCCAAAACTTTTAGTTAGGGTTCAAGTCCCTATCCCAATGCTTGACAAATTCTTCTGAGTTTGTTACTATATAAAAGGATAGAGGTTAAGTCACTGTTACATCCTTATGAGGTGTAACACACTTAATCCATCATCGTGGGGAAGTGTAACGGTTGCACAGAAGTCTCATAAGCTTCAGGTAGGTGGTTCAACTCCACCCCCCGCCTCCAATTGCTTCAGTGGTGGAACGGTAGACACAGCGGACTTAGAATCCGCCGCCTTAAAAAGCGTGGAAGTTCAAATCTTCTCTGGAGCACTTGACAATCAAACTTAAATAGTTTATGATTGTCTCAACTGCGGAATTAGTTCAGTGGTAGAACGCCATCCTTCCAAGTTGGATGTCACCGGTTCGAATCCGGTATTCCGCTCTGAACCTTAAGGTTCTTATTCCCTCTTGGCGCAGCGGTAGCGCAAACGACTGTTAATCGTAGGGTCCCTGGTTCGAATCCAGGAGGGGGAGTAGGAAGGTCTGGAAATGTCTGGATCTTCCTCTAAATCCTAAGTTTTCTTAGGTCGGGGACTTGATCACCCCCGCTCGTTGCGGAGAGTGTCTTCCGCGAGTGGTGGGCACTCACTACTCATCAAGGGCGATTAACTCAGCGGTAGAGTGGCTGCCTTACAAGCAGTAAGTCATTGGTTCGAATCCGATATTGCCCATAATAAATAAATTATATTGATGAGAATGAATAGGGTTTAAAATAATGTTGTCAATAAGATGCAAAGATTGTAATAAAGAATTAATAGGGCATCCATCAAAAACAGTAACGTGTGGTTGTCCCAATATGGCAACAATTCGTGGAGACAAGATTTCAGCACTTGACTTATCTCGAATTGTTATGTTAAACTGCCTAAAGGAAAATCAAAATAAAAGTGTGCTTACTTCTCAAGATATTGCTTGGCAAGAAGCACGTCGTCAACGTAAAGTGAGACGACTTGATTTTGAAGTCCGCTAAGGACTTAATTTGGAAAGGTGTCCGAGTGGTTTAAGGAACTTGTCTTGAAAACAAGCGTGTTAGTAGCACCGTGGGTTCGAATCCCACCCTTTCCGTTACATAGAATACAAATTTAATACTTTCTTTAGGTTTCTGTATAGTAGTGTTACAAAACACTGACATTTAGATGACGTTTAAAATTCTATGATTAGTATATAGTAGTACTACGAATAGAAAAAAATGGATCAGCACACCTATAATAATTGGGTGAAGATCAAGGCAACCTTTGAGGAGTCTGGTAATACAGATAATATGTTCTACAAAAGAGCAGTTGAAATTGTAAAAACCAGAAGAGATCCTCTTGCGAAATTCCTTGGAGATGAAAAGTGATGGATTCTTATGATGAATTTGTGAGTCGTACAGAAGTGCAGGAGATGATCGATGCAGCAATACGACGACACAACCGTAATGCTTCTATCATTAGTATGTGCGTCGGTTGGGTGGTTCTTGCTTTATTTGCTGAGGGACTTTTGAGATTAGTTGGAGTTATTCCTCCACTATTTTCTTGGATGAAAATCACATTAAATTGAAAAAATGTCTAAAACAATATATAACGCTATAATTACTTTTAGTATTATTGGTTTTTTTATTTTCTGGGGACTTACTCACTCTTATTATAAATAAACAAAATAAATTAATTGAAATATTATGGCAACTATAACTTTATCTGTGTCTTCTCCCGCTGAAGGATTTGCTTGGAATGTAAATTTTACAGTTGGTGATGCAACTCCAATAAGAAATATTCCTACTTCTCCAATTACATCATTTCCAATTACTG